TCCATTGCCTCTTGACGTAATTGTTGTTGGCGTTGACGTTGCAGAGACTCAGGAGTCACACCAAATAAACTTTCAGCTACAGTAGCCATATTAACTCCTAATTAGAACCAATTACCACGACCTGCGCCGTCATAACCAACAATGCTCAGGTCTGCCTTTGGTGCAGTCAAGCCCGACAACCAATTACCAATACCTGATGTAAGTTGCTGGTTACGAGACAAGCCCATTAAAGTAGAACCCATAGGACTTAAAGCATTAGCTTCACCTAACACTTCAGCAGCGCCTAAGCCACCACGTAACAAGGCCTGACCTGCTGTAGCGCCTGCTGTGGCAGAACGACCGCCCAACTGAGCACCGATGTCCAGAGGAGACTGACCAAGCTTCTCGATTGTCTCACCCAAACCAAGCTGTGTCTGTAATGGACTATAACCAGCAGTAGCTGTTTTAGCACCTAAGCCAAACAAACCAGCACCAAACTCAGTCTGTGCTCTACCTTGCTGTTGCGCCTGAGCAGCCAAGTCAAGATCTTGTTGAGCAAGAGCGTTGTAGTAAGCAGCCATCTCAGGGTTAGCAGCCTGCATACCAGTACCTTGACCAACCGCTAAACCACTACGACCACGGTTAAATAGGCTCTGTTGTACTTGGTTAAGGGCACGCTCACGAGCAGGAGCCAGAGCAGCTTGTTGTCGTTGCATCCAAGACTGAGCAGCAGCCTCTGGAGACTCAGCAAGATACTGTTGACCTAAGTTAAATAAACCTTGCTGTGCAGCTAAGGCTTGTTCAGTAGCACCAATACCCTGTTGACCGCCTGCCTGAGACAGTAAACGATCTTGGATAGCAGCCAGCTCAGGAGCTACGGTGTAGCCTGCACTGGATAGACGGCCTTGTGGATCGACGCCGAACTGAGAAGTACCGAATCGAGTAGTGATACCTACAGGACGGAAACGAGCTTCTTCAGCAGCAATACGAGCAGCTTCTAACTGAGCATTAGCGGATGTCTGAGCAGCTTGCTGTGCAGCACGCGCTTGACTGCTAGAGCCTAACAAACCCAAGCCAGCACCAATTAATGAACCTAACATATTTTTCCTTTAGTTTATTAAGCTGCTAAACATTAAGCAGTACGCTTCCACATCGCTACAGTGATGTACGGCTGGAGGTTGGCGTTAGTGCCGGAGGAGCCTGTGGAGGCTACAGTAGTAGCAACTGTGACTCCTGTGGTTGCATTCTGAACTGAATCAGTATTAGACCAGCCACTACTTGTACCGTCTCCGAATTCTGTTGCGTTACCGCTAGAGGCAGAGTGATTACGTCCAGTCAGTGTGTGAATGTGTCCGGGATCAGTAACAGTAGAAGTAGCTGTGTGTGTGTGACTAACAACGATAGCATCCTTGCTACCACCAGTCTCTTCCAAGGTGTCGAACAGGGTGTCTGAGCCGTTTAGACCAACCATGACTCGACCTGCACCGAAGGCTGTCCAAGTACCAAACCCAAGCAAAGTAGCTGGGTTAGTAGTAACACCTGCGTTGATATAGATAGAGCCTACTGGATACACCGATTGTAATGCAGCTTGAACAAACGCAGTGGTAGCGATAGAAGTATCATTATCGCCGAATGCTGGAGTAGGGGCCGCAGGCGTGCCAATAAACGTAGGGCTATTTAACGGAGCCTTAGTAGCTATTGAAGTAGCAATGTTATTGAATTCAGTATCAATCTCAGTGCCTTTAACAATCTTTAAAGGATTGCCTGTAGACAAAGCATCTTTACTGGCAAAGTTAGTTGATTTGACGTAATCAGTCATAGTTATACAATCTTTCCATTCTGTGTATGTTTATCTAAGTATGCAATGGCTTTTGTAAGTATTTGGATAGAATCTTTCATTAAACCTAAAGCAGCGTTACAGGAATGGCAAAGAAGTTCTCTGATGTTACCTGTCGTGTGACAATGATCTACGTAAAGTTTTTGTTTTACGGCTTCTTTTTCATCTATGCCACAGATAGCACATTTATGATTTTGAAAAGATAGCATTTTATTATGCTGTTCTCTTGTCATGTTATACTGTGTTTTTAAATGATAATCTCGTCCGTATTCTCGCATCTTCTGCTTACGCTCTTCTGTAAGAGGTTCGGCTTTAATACATTCTTTACAAATAGTTTTACGTCCTGATTTTCTATCTGATGTTTTATAGTATTCCGTTAAAGGTTTTTCTACTCCGCATCTCTTACAAGTATACGTCATACTATCTTTCCTTGCTTTGCCGCGATCTCGATTTTCTGGATACTCAAAGGAACACCATTAATATCCGCTTCGTAGCCTGTTTGAATAACTTTACCAGCACCTGTAGGATAAGCCACTAAAGTCTGTAAGGCTACACCATTAGAATACTCAGCTATGTTATATTCTGCAATACCGTAATAGTACACACCTTGAGCAGGGATTCGTACAGTTTGTGAGTAGAAGTTGCTAGAGAAATCATATCCCCACTTCATAGCCACGTACTGATCTGCACCGCCAATAACTACTACAGATAACTTCTTCAATACCGAAGTAACTGAAGGAGCACCTAAATCAGTGTGGTTAGTGAAGTATTGGAATCGGTATGTCGAGGTATTGTCTAAGTAACCAGTATACTCAGTAACAAATCCTGCCTTACCCATCAATAACTCTTTGTTAACAGTATCGTAGCAGAAGCTCTTAGGCTCAATACTATCCCAAGTTGTTACCCTTGCTGCACCATCCTGAAGTGTAGCTTTTAAGTCAAAGCAATACACTGACTTAAGAACAGGAAGAGTAATCAAGTAGAATGAATCAAAAGGACTGTAAACAGCTTTGATCGTAGAAGCTACTTCACCTGCTACAGCAGACATCAAGTCATCTCTTACGTTCTTACTCAAGTCACGGAAGGGTGCTGACTTCTCTTGGATAGTCCTCAGAACACTTCTTACTCCGGTGTCGGAGAGGAAGATGATGTCCGATCCTGTGTTAGCCACAGAGTCCCTTGCAATGCATCCAATACCAGTAATTGCATCAGATAATACGAGATTAGAGGGATCATTAGCGTTGGCATAGACAAGAATGTTATTACGACCAAAGATAAACAAGAAGTTATTGTGAGCTGAGATAGCAGTAATGTTATCTGCTCCGTTAGGCCAGTATTGGGTAACATCTAAGAAACCTGATGTACCACCTGACCACTTCATACCAGACAATAAGTCAGAGAAGTAAACTGTATCTTTGTTTGTAGTTGAGTTAGCAACCCAGACTCGACCAAAGGCTGATAAAGCACAATCGCCTGCCAATACAGTGCCACTGTAACCAGAGTGTTCAGACACCCTACGATACTGAGTGGTGCTCAAAGCAGGATCATAAACTAATGGATCATGTCCGCTTTGGAAGAGATACATGATACCGTTCAGAGTAGTTGCTTGCCAGTTACTGTTAGTGATTGTTGGAGCAGTCCCTCCACCACCGTAGGTCAACTCAGACAGTGTGCTACCGTTAAGCCTGAATAATTTATTGTTGCCTGCTGCGATTGTGTACTGGAGACCTGCTTCAGTCAGCAACTGAGCAATCATCTTAACGTCAGCAGTGCCCAGAGCTTCTAAAGTAGAATGCTTGGCTTGCCATCCTTTACGAGCACCTACACGACCATATTTGTCAATCACACAGTTATTCGCCACAAGAGCAAAGCCAGAGGCTAAGTCCAGTGACGAGTCCTGAGTGTTCAATCCGAAGAAGCCCGGAGCAGTGATACTAAATGTTTGGATTTGTTGAGCCATCTTAGACAGCCTCCCAACCATCATCCTCTGCAAATCTAGAAGCTTCAATAGCGATGTGGTCTGCCAAAGAGGAACGATATAAGCCGTATGCCTCAGAACTATTCAATCCACCGTCTTCACCACGCTCAACCAAGGCACGAGCAAAAGCACCTAAGATGACAGGCTCTGAAGGAACTTGAAGAACAGTACCATCATTGACTAAGTTATCTTGTGGGATGTATGTCTCAAACTTCAAGGAGTATACAGCATCAGGGATAGGATAGACATCCAACTTAGCGTCACCTGTTGTAGTATTGACACCGTTAAATGCGTAGAAGCCCGGAGCAGCATTCTGAGCAGAATATTCTAACCACTCATCCATTGTACTTACAGGGATGTTCCTGAGTTCAAGCTTCTGAGTAGAGTTACGAGCACCAACAATCTTGAATCGTTGTCCTGTGCCTGTCAGTGTATAGTTATAGGTTGATGCTACA